CATTAGCGACGCTGAGCTTTGATCAGCTCACGCACCATGTCACAGGTGTAGTCTTCGAGCAGCAGGCCGTTACGGTAGCGAACGGACATGAGCTCTGGGATGTCGTCGATCGGCTTCTCAGACACGAGAATCGTATCCTGACCTTTCTCTTCGTCATCCACTAAGTACACCCAGCGACGGCCGAACTTCGAGGACTTGGTTGGGTCAGTCTTCGGTTTCTTGCCGATTGGACGAACACCGTTCTCATCACCGATTTCGCACGCCTTCATGGCATAGCGTTCGGTGTCACGTACGACGTCCTGCAGGAGTGCACCACCCATGCCGAAGCACATGTTCTCCAGGGAGAAGCCAGCGGCAACCACTGCGTGACAGATACGTTCGATGCTCTCTTCGTTGATGCCATCACCGTAGATCATGCGGACTTTCGGGTTCAGGACACGCTTACCTTTGGAGTTCACGTGGCCACCGAAGCGTTCCCACATCAGTTCAAGCACGGCGACGGACTCTTCTTCCGGTACGCCGGAATCCGGACGCAGAACCAGACGGGCTTTCATCGCTAAGACACGATCGATGTTCGCCGCACCCCAGTGGTCACGCACGTTACGGTGAGCGTCCGCCGAGTCGATGACCGACGCGAAGATGAAGCCGTCACCGAACGCTTCGATCATGTGGTTGTTGAACGCGATTTCCTGTTCCGGATCCAGGCCGAAGGACGTAGCCGTAGAGTGCTCGGATGCGGGGATCGTCATACCACCGGCACCGTGCTCGTGGTGATAGTAGATACGCAGACCGTCAACACCTTCGACAGTATCGGTACCGAGCTGGCCGGTCAGCAGGTGAGCCATATCACCCAGCATCGCACCTTCATGACCAGTCGCACCGCGGGCACCGAAGTCATTCAGCATCAGCTTCATGGTCTCTTCGATTTCTTCAGGGGACAGGTCAGAGGACGCTTCCAGGTATTTACGGATGGTCTTCTGAACGGCTAAGGACACGGCACCGACGGTGGTCATGTACCACACGCCACGCAGCATCGCGGTCTCGAACGGAGAGACGATCCACGCGAAGTCTGGATGAGTCTCTTCGATGTAGGTCATCGGCACGCCAGGCGGCACGATGCAGCCTTCTGGGAGCGTCTTGATCTCTACCGGCCAGCGGCCACCGAACTCGTTCACGATACGCTCATAGCCGGCCTTATTGAACGGAGCGCCATACTTCTCGTTGAAGCGAGCCTGATCGTCGATGTGACGCTGAGTCAGCGGACGGGTCATGAACTCCTTCAGGAACGGCTGGATGTAGAACGGAATGTCCACGTGCTTGGCACCGAAGCGGGCTTCGATGTAGGAGAGCAGGTGGTTCGTCTTCAGCGGATACTGCAGGAACTGAGAGAACTTGTAGCCGTCCATCCAGGTCAGCGGGTTGAAGTTCACTTCGCCGAAGATACGGTTCAGAGAGGTAGGTTGGCCATGGAGCTCAACCATCATTTTCGCCTGGTGGCGGATATCTAAAACTTTCTGCATTAATGACATAGCGTTATCCCTTAATTAAGTCGATGACCGCGAGGGCACCGTTGAAAAGCACTGTACCGGTCAGGAGGATCATTCCCACAGACTGGCGATGAGACTGCGGCTCCTGCATGGCCAGTAAGGCCAGCAGGGCGATGTAAAACCACTCGGCGTGCGTCATTTACGCTCCAGAATCAGCTCGGGATGCCCGACCTTAGTAAGGACACGTTCATAGTAGTCGACGAGGGAGTTTGACTGCTCGACGATGGCGTCGGCTCGACGGGCAAGGTCGGTAAGATCTGCTGCAGTCTGTCCAGGAAGTCTGCATTGTGTTTCTGCAACAGACTTGGCGACGGCGGCGGGATGACCGGGCACGGCGGTGGTGGGACGTATCGGGACGTACATCCCGACAGAACCGTTAAGAAGAGAATTAGTGAGAGTTTGTGCACGTTGTTGGCCCTCCTGGAGCCCTTTTTGGTACGCCGCATCGATCTTCCAGGCGTCGGTATTCAGGGCCTGTTCGGTCGAGCGAGCCTCTTGCGTTTGCGTGATGGTCGCCCCGGCGTTCTTGAGGTCATCCTTCGTGCCCTGATGGGAAACGCCGAAGGAGTAGACCCCGTAGGTGTACGCACCGAACAAGCCGATCGCGATCAGGTACTTAACAATCGGATTCATCTTCACCTCTCAATCCACGGACGTAATCCCGGGTGGCCACCTGGATGATGACGATGTACTGGTCATCACCGCCGTAGAGCTTCCCACAGGTCAGGCCACGTGAGTGACCCTGAGAGTAACCTTCCCGGAAGGCCGCAGCGATGTGCTCTTCGAGCGTCTTCGCCGGCGGGACTTCGCCGAGCGTGAGGTCAGCCCGAGTGGCGACTACCTGGAGGCCTTCACGGTTACGAACGATGTAACCATTAGGTTCCCAAGGAAGTTCCTCTCCCTGCACCCGAGGATGTCCCATGATAGTCACTTCCTCACCGGCATAGATGTAAGGAAGCGTCAGACGGGGATCACCGATGTTTCGGGCTGCACGGGCGACCGTTCCGACAGGGATCAGATCATCCATTTTGAGTCTCCGCATAAGCCTTGAGTGCAGCGTACTGGAATTCGATCGGAATGATCTTATCCAGTTTCTTCCACTCAGCGTCGAGCTTCTCTTTGTATCCGTGGAGATTACGTTCCACGTTACGCATCTGCTGCGAAGACGCCGAAGACTGAATCCCGAAGAGCACGTTAGCGACTAAGTCAGAGCGGCAGTCGACGCGGCGGTACTCCATGAACTTCTTAATGATGAACTCCAGCTGAGCCGGATCCATCTGCGACAACTTAGGCATGCCGCCGAGGACATTTACGACCGGTTGGAACCACTCAGGTACCGAACGGTGATTGCATCCGGTACCGACGGCGATCATGTGCTTAGCGAGTTCAGAAATAACCATTGGTGAAGCCTCAAATTTACGAAGGAGATGGGAACGAACGAGGACGCACTCATCGTCAATCAGAACGTTGTAGTGATAACTTCCACCCTGAGCAACGACGTTACGGACAACGCCACGTTCACCGGGAGAGTATGTACGGTTAACACCTGGGACGGTAACATGAAGCTCAACTTCATCCTCTGTCTTAAAGGCTTTACCACGAATAGCATCCGCCGCCACCTTATAGCGACCTTTGCCTTCAAAGAACACGGAAGCCATACCGTTGTCGTAAATCTCTACAAGTCGGCCTACTGCTCCGCTCTGTATCGGATTCTCACCGTCCCGCATAATGCCGCGGATCATGATGACATCTTCACCGATTTCACCGATCATATTAACCTCGTGAGAAGACTAAGCGGCGGATGATTTCAGCGTGATCTTCGAAGAGCGACTTATCGGCCTTCAGAATTTCACCGAACGAGAACCAGCGGACGGCTTCGGCGTCGTCGTCGGCACGCACCTTCGGACGCTTCGTCAGACCCAGATGGTCTAAGTTAAAACGAGCGGCGTGCGTAATGACACGACCACGCAGTGAACGGCCCGGGTTATCGAACACTTTGATCGGCTGCATGATACGCAGGAGGTCTTCGTTCGCGACGGCGATACGAGTCTCTTCACGCAGTTCACGGATGATCGAATCACGGATCCACTCTTTAGAGCCGAGGAAGCCACCTGGGAGTGCCCACAGGCCTTTACCAGGATGGTTCTTACGGCGAATCATCAGGATAGAGGAACGATGGGTAACGACGGCGTCGGTGGTCACGAAGGTTACCGGATACGGCGCCATGCCCCAAGACAGCTTCTCATCGGCGTACTGGCCATTCTCCGCCACCATGTTCATGTACTCTTCCGAGCGGATGTACTCTTCCAGGAACGGGTGCATGGCTTTCGGCGAGTTCAGCTTCAGGTGGGTCATGTCGAGCGGACGCAAGTCACCCGCAGGTACAATACCTAAGTGCTTGTTCAGTTCTGGGTACTTGTCAACGAGCAGGTTGACAACGTCCTGGCAGAACTCGGCGGATTCAGACTTAGACAATGGTTCGGTCAGATTAATCAACTTAGCGAGGAACCGTGGGTCCCGAGCCGGGATGCGATCAAAGAGCTCCTTACGGAAATCGGTGGCGTTCAGGCCGCGGTCGTTCGGGGCATTGTAGAAGGCCCACTGCGGGAACATCTGCAGGTAGTACGAGGAGGCATCTTTCTCATGGCCAACCAGCACGATGTCTTCGTCACGGATCAACTGACCGGTTTCGCCAATCTGGTTCTCAGCGTAGGTCTGGACGGCATTGATCACGTTGGCAATCCACTGGTCTTCCAGATAGTCATCCGGAAGCGGCATCACGCCGACACGAGATTCCAGAGCGTCAGTGATCCCGGCTTCCTTCAGGGCGCCGTAGACGATCTTCTCACGCTGTTGGTAGTTAAAAGGATTGCTGGGTGATGGTGCCTTATCGGACGAGCCGACGAGGACGAGAATTTGTTCTGCCTTCTTGGCAGCTTCATTGAACAGATGGATGTGGCCATTGTGCAGGAATTGCATGCGGCCGATAACTACAGCTAATTTGTATTGCTTCATCGTATGGTTCTCCAAAACGAGGGTGAAGTGGGTGTCGGTTCTCCGATCACCCAAGGAAAGTTTACTCTGTTACTTCAGGTGGTGTCAACCACGAAATGGTCACGTAGCCATAATCGCGTTGGTCCAGGGCTCCCTGATCCCGCACTTCGTAACCAGCTGCTCGGAACTTCGCTAAGACTTCATTCTTAACCGTGGAAGTGTACGAGGACAGAGAGATGGATACTTCGTATCTCCCCTCAGTGATAGCACGATTGATCTGCTCTAGGCAGCGGGAGATCGCTGTCTGTGTGTCATTCTCAATCATGTTCTTTGTGGAAGCATTCGCTTCTGCTGCTGAGAAAATACTCATTATTTACTCCAGGAGATCTTGATCTTGTTATCTTCAATGATTTCCACCTTGTAGCCCAGTGCTTCGAGCTTCTTGGCGATCCCTTCTTGCACGTCCGGATTGGAGTGCATGTCGTCGATAGCGTAGGTCAACGCCTGACGGGCAACAAAATCGATGGACTCGAGAATACCCTCCACTGACGACTTCACGACGTTATCGACATTCTTACGCACAAGAGCGGCTGCATCTGACGCTTGCAGTAACTTAGTCATTTCTTTCTCCAAAATTTCCAACGAGGGATGACCTCAATATCACGTACAACTTTACGGGGATACCACGAGACGGTGTAACCGGAGTGCAAATAGTCTCCGTCTATCCCGTAAGCGGTATATGCCTTCTTCACTTCATACCCGGAGTTTTTCAGGAAAATGACGACTTCGGTCTGGACACCGGCCTCATACTCCATGATTTTCCTGATGTCTGCTTCAAAGCAGTGCTTTGCAATAGCTACTTCGAGTTCAGCTTTCGTTTCCCGGATGCATTTGTCGACTAAAGGCTGAAGTGCATCAGCCGTGAAGTCCGCCGCCTGGCGGGCATTCGGGAAGGTGACGGTCGAACGCCACTGAATGTGCGTCGAGTCGAAGGAGCAGAACACATTGAAGCCTAAGCGACGAAGACGTTCAACGAATTCATCGGCGTTCTCATCGTGACCCTCTCCGACGAAGAGCTCATGCAGTGGTGGGATGGTGATCGAATTGTTCGACTCGTCATAGGAAGCATCGGAGGCGAAGATGGCCGCTAGGCGGCCCGGGTCAGCTGAACAGGTCCGGACATAATCCAGTGCGTCGAACCCCATGATCATCAACTGGGATGCGGTACTTTTCTCGGATGTATCCATGTGGGGACATCTCCACAAAGTCACCGACCCGCAGTGGACCGGTGACGGGTTTAGCTCGAGGCGGCAGGAACGCCACCTCCTCATACTCGTTCTCTGGGATGAGAACGGCTTTAACTTTAAGCAGCTTCACTCGCTTTCTCCAGACGTACGGTTCTGCCGTCAGCCACTAAGTGATCCCCTTCGTGAATCTGCATGCCACCAAAGAAGATGCCGCCAGGAGTCGCCTGGATGGCATTCTGTACCTGATGGAACCAGTTCGGGATACCGCGGCCGGCTTCAAACTGAATGTTGATACCTTCAACCTTAGAGACACGCACACGCGTTACTTCGGTGCAGAGGAAGACAGTCTGACCACCCTGCTCCGCCATAAAGTCACCCACCTGGGGCTCGCCAATCAGTTGCATGACTGGGCCGAGTTTCTCAATCGGGGTCCAGGTCTCTGGGTCTTTACTTACCATTTCAAATAACGCGTGCATAGTCTTCTCCTAGTCGTAGACGGCTTGTATTTCGTAACGTTTCTGTACCTGACGGACGTCATTCTTGTGAATTTCACCGTCAGGTGTGCGATTAATGGTAATCCGCAAATACTGGTCCGTCAACTTATGTCGAAGAACGAAGCGTTGCTGATCGAACTGGTGAAGCTTATGCCAATTGTGGACACGGACGAGGGCGAACTCCTCTTCCGGATAATCATCCGGGTCGGCGAAGGCGAGGATTTCACGGAAGCGGTACATCTCCTCCGAGGTGAACTCCTTGAAATCGCTGAAAGATAACTGGTCGAGCTTCTTATAGAGATCGGCCAGGTTTTGACTGTATGGCATCAAATCCTGCCTGTAGATAGAGATGGAACAAACGAGCGGGGTAGAGCCGCCCACCATGATAGAATCCGTCGATCTTTAAGCCACCCCAGCGGCGCCGGGCGTGACAGACCGTGAAGACATTACCGGCCACGTCCCGTGCGACCATAACGAGGAGCTTAACCCCATTGATCGACACGAAGACGTGGTGGATGGTTTCCTTTTCGAGGAAATTCCAATGGAGGCACGTGTCCTCCATCTCGGTCGGGAACTTACGGTGATACCAATCGACGTACTTTTCGTACAGTCTGATCAGTCGCATCCACCGCTGCTCCCTGAATCGTAGCTGCCACCAGAATCACCGGACCAGGAAGAGCTGGAGTGATGAGAGTCGTGTGACGAATAGCTCGGAGTGGAGCATACGTCATCATGACGGGAGTGGCTAGAGTGACTTGAATGACTGCGATGAGAAGAGTCATCCCAGTTATTCAGCACGGCTTGCGTCAGCATGGCCTGAGTCAGATAGTCCGGCTCAGAGTTGTGATGCTGCACTGACGGACCCATGGAGCGTGAGTGTGACATCGAACGCGTCGGCGTCCGGAGGGTACGCTGCATCTTTTCTGCCTGAACATTACGGCGCGTCGCAGGCTGAGGACTGGCTTTCGGCAGGTCATCTGCGTTGAAGCGAGGCGTATTGCTGATGTCTGGGAAAGGCTCAACCTTGCGATCAACCTTCGTCGCCAGGACGGAAGAGACTGCCTTCAGTTCCCGACGACGACGCAGGAACTCTTCGACACGCATATCCATACGAGTAGCTTTACGCTCACCCAGGACGGCGATGATCTTCTCCTCATCGTCCATATCTACGGCACGCAGGACGTCACGGTACAGATGGGGAGACAGGTAGTGTGCGTACTCGATCAGCACGGACACCTTCGCCCAGGACTTCTTAAAGAACCATCCACGGCGAGAAATGTCGCGTGTACGATTCTCAGACTGAGCCCAGCCCCACGGCTCTAAGCGGATCCCGCCCAGAGTAGTCAGACGGAACAGGTCCGTCAGGTTGTAGTACAGTCCATCGAAACGGATGAACTCCTTGCCACTAATCTGAAGTTTCTTCATCTTCTTCCTCTTCTTTATCACCTTTCTCGAGCTTCACGAGACGTTTCATCTCTTCGGCATCGAGGGTTTCATCGAGGAGCCCTTCGTATCCGCCCAGACCGAGCCATGCGACATGATCCCACATAGCGGCTTTCAGACCGTAGTTCCCCTGAATTCCAGAGTTCAGCGAGTGAATCATCAGCATCGTATCGAAGATCTTACCTCTCGGACGAATACCGGTGGTCACCGTGCAGTACAGGACGTCAAACTTCACGTTGTGTCCAACCTTAGCACGCTCAGAGAGTAGCACAGGGATAATGAATTTCCAAGCTTCATTCGGATCGTAGAAGACTTGGTCCTTGTGCCACAGTGGAACGACGAAGGATTGAACCTTACCATCTTCCCGGCGATACCCGAACTGACAGGTCAGGATGCGGGCGTCGGCAGACCATGGGTCGAGCGATGTCGTCTCCAAGTCCCAGGAGATGACCTGGTTCGGGGGCAGCTTCATCAGGACGTCAGTGATATCCTTGACGTGCTCGAGCTTGGTCGTCACGAAGACCTGATCGGCGATGATACGCTCCACGTTCTCCCGGAGCCCGCCGATTGGAATCTGCCGGTTCAGGATTTGTGGAATCTTCGCGAGATCGTTCAGGATGACGCCGGTGAAGTCAGCACCATACATCTTACCGGAGGCGTTCTGGCGGAGCATGTTCAGGACACGCACGTGCAGCGTAATCAGAACCGGCACCTCCGGAAGACCATTGGCTTCAGTCAGGTAGTACTCACCACGGTTGTTGTAGTTGGAGTGCGGGAAGCCCAGCGCCTTCGTGACCTCCGTCGCCATCGACACGATCGCCTTAGGCTTCGTCCGACGGATCTCCTCCCAGAGGTAAGGAGCACACCCGAGC